TTTGCAAATATCCCTTAGACAAAACTGACTTTAGTGATATCCCAATACCTATATTAGCTGCTGAGCCTTTAGACAGTTCTTTTCAGAAGTTTAGAGTTAAAGCGGGTCTGCCTAGCGATACACAGGCTGCGGTGCCTGATGGATTTGAGTTAGATTTAGTTACTGGCGGATTTATTTTTCCGAACAGAGGAACATTAGGCGATAGTTTTGTTTACGCTATAAAGGTTAGTGCGCCCGGAGATAACAGAACGTTAGGATTGGGTATCCCCGAACTATATTTACACTCCCCAGAAGTAGATATGTGGGTAGAAGCTAATGCTATCAACATTGAACCTTCCCCCGATAATGAAGGTTGGTCGGTAAGATTGGGATTACCAAACCCTGTGAGATACAACCTTCCAGAAGAGTTTACTTTAGTTATTTTCTCAGGTGAGGAAATAGAGTTGGGCATTCCCATTTTTACGTATATACCTGAATTGGGAGTGTGCGACATTTCAGGTCTCATTCCCGGAGGTGAAACTACCGAAGGGGCTGAGTTTGGTTTTGCACTTATTGGCAGTTCTCAAAACGAAGACTACGACGTAGAACTAATCACTGATAAAGAATCTCTGGTTAATCTAATAGGTGACTTCGATATTCCAGCGGCCACTAGTGCCACGGTAGGAGGAGAAGTTACAGAAGTAGAAACTATTTGTGGGGAAGTCATAGACTTGACTCAGCCAACAGGAGGTTAAATGCCCCACTCAGCGCGTGTTAAAACCTTAACCTTGATGTATTGCATTCTTGGAGGGCTTTATGCTTAAGTTTATGTTAATTGTTTTTACTGTTGTCGCTAGCTTTCTCTATTTTTACGCACGATTAAAAACAGAAAATCCAGTTGCGCACCTCAAGAAAAACGGCGCGCTAAAAGGCATCATTTTTGCTTTTGTATTTTTTGCAGCGGGCGCGGCTCTGTTTTACGTAGCGGATGCCAACTCATCTGAGCGCGTAAAATATCTGCACTACAGCACAATTTACGCAGGTCTCGAGCAGCAGTTAGGCGGCAGCGTGTTTTGCCACAACGACGGAATTAGCGACAAGCTCACTAGCAATTTAGGTCTAAAGCAAGGCCTGGTTAAGTATAAAGGTGCGAGCATCTACGCTCAGTACACCCACCACAGCTGCGCGCTAAACAAAGACAGGCCGACGTACGACGCTGTGGGCTTGGGCGTTGAATACACGGTTGACTGGAGACGCTAGGATGCTAAAAAAACAACTAAAGCGAGATGAGGGTGTGGTAAAGCACGCCTACCGCGACCACTTGGGTTATTTAACCATCGGCGTTGGTTTTTTAATCGACGAGCGGCGAGGCGGCGCAATGCCTGATGCCGTTATTGATTTTTGGCTCGACTACGAGATTGAGCAGAGGCGGAATGCGTTAAAAGCTATAATGCCGTTTTTCAATTCGCTTGACGAGGTAAGACAAGACGCGTTGATAAATATGGCGTACCAGCTTGGTGTCAACGGCCTGCTAAACTTTAAGCGCACATTGCATTACCTGCAGCGCGGCGATTATGAGCTGGCCGCAAAAGAGGCGCTCAATAGTAACTGGGCAAAACAGACGCCCGAGCGCGCGGACCGTATCGCTAAGCAGATAGAGACAGGAGTGTATCAGTGAGGGCGCTAGTTATATCGCTATTGCTGATGCTGCTCTTTGCATTAGCAGCGCTCGGGACAATCAAAAACGAGCGTGACGAATTGCGCGCTGAGCTAACAACGCTAAAGGCTCAATCGGCACTCCTGGCAAGGCAACACGAACAAAAAATCAAAAGGGCAAATGATGATTACGCAAAAAACATGGCCAGCATTGCTGGCAATTATGACGCTGTTATTAAGCGCCTGCGCGAGCAGTCCGCCACCAGTGGAGCGCCTGCCGTTGCCACCAAGTGCAAGGGTGAGCGAGATAGAGACGCCGAGCGAATGCGAGCCAAGCTGCTTAGAGCATATGCAGCGGTTGCTAGATACGCTGATGAACTGCGAGTAGTGGGGGGGAATTGTGAGCGAATCGCTGAGTAGTTTTGGCAATTTAATGCTTTTGGTTTGCGCGTGGGTGCTGCACAAAACTGGGCTGCCAATCGAGCAGGTGAGCATTTTGGGGGTGTTATTAGCGCTCGATTATTTTACAGGTATCGGGAAAAGCTTAGTGATAGGAAGGCCTGTCACAAGCAGAATTGGATGGGTAGGACTGCTGAGCAAGACTAGCATTCTGATTATTCCTCTTGTTCTGGCGCTCATGGCAAAAGGCGTGGGTATTGAGTTTGTTGGATTTGTCGAGTACAGCATAAGCCTGTTGATACTAAACGAGTCTTACAGTGTGCTAGCAAACATTTACGCAATAAAAGAAAAAAAGGAGCTGCCAGAGTGGTCGGTGATTGAATTGATTTTGCGTAAAATCCAAGAGGCAGCAGAAAGTCTTTTAGAGAAAAAATAAAAAGCCCCAAGGCACGGGGAATGCACTTGGGGCAAGGAACGACAACACAGAACTACTACGAGTTCATATTAGCACGCCGCTTCTTCTTGTCAAATGGTTTTGACCAGCTTATTGTAATCCAGCCTAACTGCAAATAGCCTCCTGTTTTGTAACGTAGGAGAAGAAAATTAGTGCGCCTGTGAATATAAATTCGTAGATTGTTCGTGATATTTATTTTTCGTGTTTTCATGCCTAGCTCCTGTTAAATTTTGCATATTTTCCTGAGCTTTGTGGTGGCAGTTTAGTTATTTTGCCGCCGTTTTTTAGGAACTCTTCTGTTTGTTTTGCCACCACTTCGCGCATCGGGTTTGGGCGCGCTAGGGGTACTGGCGCTGGCCATTTTTCTTGTTTATTGGTTTTCATCTCTGCTCTCCCTAAAATAAATAACAATGCCTGCGATATAGTTTATAGCGCCGAGCAATTCAGCTTCTCGCTTGCCGTGGTCGTCAAACTGCATGCCTTCTGTGAGCTTTTTGATGGCTTGGAACTCCATGCCCTTGGGGCTTTTGATTAGCTTGCTAATGGTCTGCATGCGCTGCTCGTGAAACGGCAAATTGTTAGCGTGGCGATCTTTGCCCTTGCCGTGCGCTGCTTGGTTGTGCGCAGCTTGCAGTACATCGGTTAGTTTTTCGTAGCCGTCGGCCGGTGGCCAACGGTACTCGCCACGCAGCATCGCCCTGTTTATTGATGATATTATTTTCTGGGTGCTTTCCATGTTTTCTTGGTTTCCCGTATTGCTGATATTGGCTAGGGCTGGCTCAGAGAGCATTTCCCCTGCGTCGTCTTTTTCGATGAAGATTTCTTTGTAGCTACTAAGGTTGCTAATTACCTCTCTTGCTGCCGCCCAACAAAAACCCTGAATTCCAACCCATATATAATCACCGTCGCGCAGCGGTAGGGTTTTCACACGTCCGGTATCTTGAACGCCGTTCTGCCTTAGCTTCTCCAAAACAAAACAAAGATGCTCCCTGTCGCGTATTTGGATTTTTGTTTTCAAGTATGCGGGCGTGGTGAATAAAATCTCATTGCATTCGCTTTTTTCAAAAAACATCTCGTTGCTAGAACAAACTATCTCGCCTGTTTCTGTGATATACAAAAAAGATGCGTTAGTAAGCCGAGCATAGTCTTGTCCGCAAACCCATCGAGCACCAGTCTCAAACGCAGCCTCTTGAAATGCTGCGCTGTGTTCAGGTGAAAGCACTTTTAGTTTTACATTGCGAAAATCAGTCATACTGTTACTCCTTTGTTGTACCTGTTGCGCCAATTTGTGCTGGTGTCAATCCACGGTGTTGACAGCAGCTTTTCTGGCGTTGCTTTTTCTCGTGGCGCCTCATCTTCGATGGGCTCTATTTTATCGCCGCCGAGAACTCTTAATATCTTCTCGTACACCACAGGCGAGCCGCCACGCTCTGCGCGGCTGACGCTGAACATAGAGCAGCCCACCAGCTCTGCCACTTCTCGTTGCAATAGGTTATGCTTTTTGCGTAGCTCTAGTGCTTTATTCGTCTTCACTGAAAAATACCTCCTGTGTTAGCGTAGCTGGGCCGCTTTTCGTACTCATTTGAAAAATCAGATAACTTCTACTCTTTTTGCAGTAGCGCACAATGTGCGCCTTGCCTGTTTGGTTTGCCAATAATTGCGCTTCGTCGTGCGCGGCTTCGCGGCATGTGAAATCTGTCATGATGTCAACCCTCTTTAACAAAAGCACCGCCTGGAACCATGAGGCCCTTCCTGTCTTTAATTTCGTTCCATGCGCGTGCGCAGCAGTGGATAAACGTCGTTCCCTCGTTTTTGCAAATAGCAACAAGTGTTTCGAACGTGCGATACGCGTCTATAAACCTTTTTTCTTCTGCGGACATTATGTGGCCACCAATATAAATTGACAGCGCGCCAATCAATGCTGTGGTGCCTTCCGTTTTTTCGGTGCTATCGGGATTGGTTATATACTCGCCCGCAAGGCGTGCGTAATTCACCATACAGACCGCCACATCGCCAATCGCATCTTTCAGTGCCTCATGGTCGTTTTTAATTATCGCATCGGACAGCTCACCAAGTTCGCTAAGCGCTTTTAATAGCTGCGCCTCTGGCGTGCTGTGCTCATAGATGCCGCGCTCGGATGCCCATTGCTCTACGTTTTGCTTAAATTCGTTCCAGTTCATGCAAGTTCTCCAAACATTTTAAGTTGCTTTTGATTGTTGGATGGCTGTCATAACTCAAGCCTATCTACCAGCTTTTTTGCCAACTCAAGATCGGATAACCGATTCTTGGCAATCTCCATCTCTCTGTTGATATCTGCATTTACAGCATTGACCCACTCTTGGTCTATTTCTTTAGGCCAGTGCTCTGAGTACAGCCAGTTTGAGTTTACAAGCTGTGCTACCTTACTCTCTGCGCTGACATCCGCCTTTCCAAAAAAATCCAATCCTGCAAACTGTTTTTTGTACCGAAAATCAAATACGGTCATTTTTTTCATATTGTTATATCTCCAGCCACCCGAAAGATGTGTCGTAAGTGCTCTGTCCTCATTTCTCGCTCTCCTTTGGCGGCTCAGGCAGTGGCATCCAGTGGGTTGGTATATCACAGCCGCCGTCGATATTGTTTTGCCATTGTTTGAGTTTCTTGTTCCAGTAAAAACAACAAATATACCCACCGCTCGAATGAGGAACATAGCCTAAAAACATAACTTCATTCTTTGGAGCTGTTTCAATTGGTTCCCATTTTGGATGAGCTGCATCCCACACAAACTTAGCGAACTCTTTATCACGAAAGAACGTATCGTTCGGCTCACTGTTTAAGTAAGATTCCCACCACTCTTTAAAAGTCATTTTTCACGCTCCTTTAGCATTGCGTCTGCATATTTGTACGCCCATTCTGCAAAGTGATGCGGCTCGCCGATGGGGTTCGGCGATGCCAGCAGCCCAACCAGTGCATGCGCCGCCATGCTGTCGCGCAATGCTGGCTGCGCTGATACAGCATTGTTTAGTAGTGCCACCTCGGCCTATAGGTTTGCTATGTGCTCGGTTGGTTTGTCTAGTTTTTGCTGTGTGTCGGTCATTTCACCTGCTCCTCTTCATCAATCCTCAAATCACACTCAACGCGTTTTAAATTGCCGTCGCGGTTTTTGTACATCGTTGCCACAGCACCTTTGGTGGCCATGCATGCGCGGGCTATTTTGATTGCGTCGGTGCGGCTTGATACTGGTCGCGTGTCTAGCGCTATGGCTTGGACTGCTAGGCGCTCTACTGCGTACTCGTGTGTAGCAAATCCTAGTGCTATGCCTATGAGTAGTGGTATTAAGTATTTCATTTTAGTTCCTCGGTAATTTCTAGCAGCCTAGCAGCCGCCAATCTCAGTACCTCGTCCAATTTCAGTACCTCGTCAGCCATATAATTAACCCATGTTGCTGCTATTTTTAGGCTCTCAACACTGCCGCTCGGCAATGTGATTTGCTCGGCGCCGCAGCGCTTGCACTTACTAATGTTTTCGGTGACTGGCTGAAAACTATGAAACATTGTGCATTTTTGATATCTAGGCATTTATTAGCTCCTAACAGCAAGCCGGATATAGCGGCTCAATGATTGCGCCCAAGGACAAGGCTCTTGTTGTCATTAGCACTCTCCGTAAAGCTCCATCTCGTCCAGCTTTCTCTCAGCCGCTTCGCGCGCAAGACGCTCGTACTCAGTGCTGATTTCTCGACCAAGCTCTTCGTAACTCATTTCCTCGACGTTTTTCACTGTTATGCAGTCAAAAACTTCACCCAGGATTTCGTCCAGCTCATCGTCGTCAAGCTCTGCGCGTAGTTCTTCTATTTTGTCGTCGCGCGCCTGCTGTCGGTCTAGCTCCTGCTCGTGTTTATGCAATGCGTATAAGTTTCCGTCTGTGCCCCAGTCTCTCATTTGACCACCTCTCGTACGTATTTTGATGGCAGATTGTCACAGCTGCCCTCAGGTATTACCTGCACGCACTCACCCGTGCTATGACTGACCTGCACTGTGGGCAGGCTAAAATATCCCGCCACAGCGAATGCCAGGGCTATTACTGATGCGGCGGCGCCTAGAATGAGCGCGCCATCCATAAAATCTTCTAAATTAATCATGATATTGATACCTGAACTCCAACTCCGCTTGGTAAGCGCCTGGTTGCGCGTCCGCCGCTTAACTGCAAAGTTGATGATGGCATCCACCCTCTGTAGACTGCGCCGTCTGGTAGTAAGGCTTGGAGTGTTTCCATTTTTTGCGCGTCCGTGGCTAGCCATGGCTCAGTCTCGCCCATTTGAGTTAGCTTTGACGCGTACACATTAAACCCCGCGTCTAGCAGTTCTTGCACTGTCATTTCGTAAATTGTTTTCATTGTTGTTCCCCGTTTTGTTTTTCAACTTGGTTGATGTGGTTGTCTAGCAGCCAGCGCAGCAATTCGCCCATGCCGCGCTTGCCTGTGTGTTTATCTAGGAATTCGCGCTGCTTGCGTGTAACAAAAAACCCTACGCGCTGGTCAATTCTTTCGTCTTGCTTCATTTGGATCTCCTATTGGTTGGTGCGCTACATGGGGCGCGTGTGTGGGTTAAACTTGCTCCACCAAAAACTCTGAATCGTCGATGTCGTTCGCATAGAACTCTTTTACAGACTCCAATGCATCGCTTGCTGATTCAGCGCTCTGAAACCACACGCCTACTACAAAGCCGTTTCTGATCTGAGTTACTTTAAACATTTCATCGTTCCTTTTTCTGTGTTTGTTGTCTATGTGTGTATATTAGCACAGCTATACACATATGCAAATAAAAATAGGTTATTTTTTAGGCAGTCAGTACTTATTTTTGAATTATTTTTATAGACAGGTATTATGGGTGCTCGCATGTATTCATGCGGGATTCAATAAGGTTTTGCCCCCGTAACTGGGGGCTTTTTTATGCTCTACTACTCGTAACCCTATCAACATATTTCCGCAGCCTTGTATTCGCAGCAAAGCGCGCTTTGTTTTCTCGTTTTTGTGGGATTGGTTCGGCGTGCCAGGTTTCTTGCCAGACTGTGTCGTAGCCTATTCTTGCTTTGTCTCGGTGCTCTGGCGGCAGACGCATCATTTGCTGTAGCATCCAGCTTGCGTCGTCTTTTACGTAGTTTTTTGGCAGCATATATCCTCCTATGAAACAGGCCGCTCATCGCGGCCTTGTCAAATCAGAACGGTACGTCATCGTCAAAATAAAGCGATTCAGATGGTGCTTGTGGCGCTTGTGGCGCCTGTTGCTGTGGCGCGCTCTGTTGTGCTGATTGCTGTCCGCCAGCGCTGTCCTGCAGCTTTATTTCTGCGACGCGGCAGTTTAGCTGCGTTGCGCCGTTGTACTCTTCGGTGCTCAGCTCTCCAATCACCGTCACGCGCGAGCCTTTTTTTATGTACTGCGCTAGCGCTGCGCCGCGCTTGCCCCACAATGCGCATCTTACCCATAGAGTTTGTTCGCGCTCACCGAACCCGCTGGTGGCGGCAACGTTAAAATTCAAAACATCCGTTCCGCCCGCTTGTCTAAGTTCTGCATCGCGACCAACATTGCCGCTAACTGTTACGTAAATCATTACTGTGTCTCCTCATTTTCATTTTCGTCAAAAACCTCGGGCGCAGCTTTTTCTAGCTGCTCGATTTGCTCGGGTGTTAGCTTTAGCTTGCCGCCCCGCTCAGCCATCGCGATGACTTGCTGTAGGCTCAGTGGGCCGCGCTCGTCAATGCCGTGCGTCATAGCCTTAACCATCGACGCTATGCGGTTATCAAATTCCTCCTGCGGATACGGCTGCGCCTCGAACGTTAGCGGCACCACTGTTACTGTGCGACGCTTTCCGCGGCTTAGTGCCTCTGAAAAGTCCATTTGGCGCTCAATATCAGATAGCGCCTTGATGCGTATTCCGCCAACTTTTTTTCCTGCGTATGTTACGTCAGGCTCAAAATAGACTTGGACGCTTTTGCCTACCCATGCGCTCGCTCGACGGCCCCACGCAGCGCCCAAGATGCGCAGCATGCCCTTGCTTGGTTTCCACGGGCGCCCGTTGTCGCCATTGAAATACAGCCACACTGGCTGGTCAGGCGTCTTGTTAATCTTGAAATCGCGAATTGTTAAAATTGGCTCAGCGCCCATAATATCAACCGCGTTTAACTGGTCAGACTTTGCCTCTACTGCAAAACTAATATCGTCATCATATTTACTCATAGATAATTTCCTCTGTTGCGTTCTGGTTTAAGTACCATACTGGTAGTGATAGTACCTCTGGTGACCGCCACGTGCCGTCAGTTGCGCTTGGATTTGAGGCGTAGCTCTCTAGGTTCTCCAGCATTTCGGCGGTGCCTGTCTGCTTGGTTTCCTCGCACAACCTGGCTATTTGGCAGCTGTGCGGCGCGTTTTCTTCGATAAAAAAGAAATTAAACGATTTGAGAGGCTCTCCTGTTACGCACTCGTAAACGTGAGAATAGAACGCCCACTGCACGTGATATCTGTAATTTAGAATAGCCCTGCCTAGTGCGTCCAGCCTGACGTCCTGTGTCTTTTTTAGGTCAAGCGCATGTCCGCACTCAGTTATCATGTCAAAACGACACTTGATGGGCACGCCTGTTTCTGAACATATTCCAAAATACGACAGCTCTATTTCGTGCGGCTTGTTTAGATAGTTGTCAGTGTACTCGTGGTATGCATGAGCTGTGATGCGCATGCCTTCCACTTTCTCGCACTCTGTGCTGACTAGCACACGCTCCGTTCCGTGAACTTTCGATGCGTCGCGGTACAGTGAGCTTCGCCGGTCTTTTGCGTCAGTTAGCAGCAGGTATTCTTCTTTAAAGCGCTCAGGCTCTAGAATTGCCGTGTGAATAGCTGTGCCTATTTCCATTGCGCGCGTTGGTGCAATTGGTCCAGCGCACTCTAGATGCGCTGGTGAGCGGTCAAATAAATCTAGCTTTGACTTGCTCATGTGCGCTGTTGAGTGGTAAACCTCGTTTGGCATGCCGCGAATAATGCAGTTCTTTGGTATCTCCATGCCTTTAGTGTAATCGATTATTTGCATTTTTAGCTCCGTGTTGTTTGTTGTGGTTGCCATATTGTATATTTTGATTTACATTGTCAACACATAAATTGCATAAACAGGAGAAAACGAAAATGCTAGATAATATTAGGCATCAACTGCAGGACAGAAACATTAAAAAAGTGGCTGATGCCACAGGCATTAGCAGGCAAACAATCACTCAAATTCGAGACGGCGTAAATACAAACCCAACGCTGAGCACAATCATTGCTCTGCGTGAGTATTTTGAAAATCAGGCCAAAGCGGTGCGCAACAATGATTAAGCTGCGCGACTATCAGCACGACCTGATTAGCCGGACGCGCCAGGCATTGCGTGCCAGTCAGCGCGTCTTGATGCAGGCACCCACAGGTGCAGGCAAGACCGCCCTTGCGTGCACTATGATAGGCAACGCAGTTGAGCGTGGTCTGTCTGCTATGTTTTTGGTGCACCAAAACGAACTTCTAAATCAGACAAGTAAGGCGATGTGGCACAACCAATTAGCACACGGAATGATTAGAGCGGGACGCGCAAAAACACCACACCCCGTGCAGCTTGCTAGCATAATGACGCTGAAAAATAGGCTCGATCAATACAAGCCGCCTAGTCTTATAATCGTGGACGAAGCGCACCGTGCCGTGGCGAACACATATCAGTTGATACTAGATGCGTACAGCGACGCGCACGTAGTAGGGTTGACTGCCACTCCTCAGCGTACCGATGGCAAAGGACTGAATCATATCTTTCAGGATATTGTTCACGGTCCGAGCATCAGGTTTCTAATCGAGCAGGGCTATTTGTGTGACTATCAGTTATACGGCGTGCCGCAGAAAGCGGACTTCTCTACCGTGCGCACGGTAGCTGGTGACTACAGTGCTGGCGATGTTGAGCGCGAGGCGGGCAAACCGCAGGTTGTGGGTGATGCCATTGACCACTACCTAAAGTTTGCGTACGGGCGCCAGTGCGTAGTGATGTGCGCAACAATTCATCACGCGGAAAGCGTGGCGCGCGCGTACTCAGATGCAGGCATTCCAGCGGTGGCGATTCATGGAAAAACAAAAAACCGCGATGAGGTGCTAGAGCAGTTCAGGAGCGGCGAAAAGAAAATACTGACAAGTGTTCAGCTCCTCGTTGAAGGTGTGGATATACCTGAGATTGGAGCGGTTCAGTGGTTGCGCCCCACTAAAAGTGTCGTGGTGTATATGCAGGGCAACGGCCGCGGGCTGCGCCCACACCCAAGCAAAGATCATTTGGTCATACTTGACCATGTGGGCAACTGGCAGCGACACGGGTTGCCATGCGATAACCGAGAGTGGTCGCTAGAAGGTGATAAGCGTCAAGGTAGACGCGAGGCTGATGCCGATGCCGTTGGCGTTCAAACGTGCGAGAAATGTTTTTTTGCGTTCCGTTCGGGTGTTCATGAGTGCCCGCACTGTGGCGCTGAGGTTGAGTTTAAAGAGCGCAAAATAGAGCAGGTGGACGGCGAGCTTGAAATGGTGCGAAAAGCAGCGGAGGTTGAGCGCGCAAAAATAGAAGCACGAAAAGAGCAGGGCAGGGCGCGCGAACTGCGCGAGCTAGTGGAAATCGGTATGCGCCGCAAGATGCGCTCGCCCCACGGCTGGGCGGCAAATGTATTTGCAGCACGTAAAAAAATAAATGCACGCGCGGTTTTTCCACTAGCGCTGCAGCACTACAGAGAGTTGAAGGCGGAGGCTAGCAATGAGTAAATCCGAACAAGCGGTTATGAATGATATTCTTCTCGAGCTTGCTTGCTGCGGGGTGCTATTGTTTCGCAATAACACAGGCGCGCTAAAAGATGAGCGCGGGAGGTTGGTTCGGTTTGGTCTTGCTGTTGGTAGCAGTGACCTAATCGGCGTGACGCCAGTAACTGTTACGCAAGATATGGTTGGGAAGAAGCTAGCTGTATTTACTGCTATTGAGGTAAAAGCAGCGCATGGCAAGGTGACAAGCAGGCAGCAGGCGTTTATCAATCGTATACGCGAACTAGGTGGCCTGGCTGGGGTGGCACGCTCGGTTGAAGATGCGCTAAAAATAATCAAAGGAACGAACTAGATGACAAAAAAACACAACACAGCTGTGTGGGCTAGGCGGTACGTATCGAAATACGATATCGCTATTGTGCCCATAGAACCTAGACGCAAGTTTCCGCGCGCACGCGATTGGGGCAATAAAGTTATCTCATGCCCTGATATTGCGGAGTCATTTTTTACAGCAAACCCCGATTGGAACATGGGCGCGGCGCTTGGTCCGTCACGCCTCTGTAGTCTAGATATTGATTGCGAGGACAGCTTTAGAATTATTTGTGACGGTCTTGGCATTGATTATGAAGAGCTGGTCAATAAGCAGGGCGTAGCAATCAAGGGTGGCCCAAATGGGTTGCGCATTATGTTTCGGGTCCCCGCGGGCGCTGAGCTTGGATACCACAAACTAAACTGGCGACCCGAGAGCGACCCCGATGGTGAGAAATATAAGGCAAAGCTGGCAGAGGCTAGAGCAGCTAAGGAAGCAGGAGACGAAGCGCTTGAGGCCAAGGTGCGAGAGAAGGCGCGCGAGTTTGCGCCTTATACCGTGTTTGAGCTGCGCGCAGCTACGGATGGCAGGCAGCGACAAGATGTGCTGCCGCCTAGTACCCACCCAGACACCGAAAAGCCCTACGTGTGGATAACCCCGCCAGGTGACGAGATTCCAGTGCTGCCAGCTTGGTTGTTGTCATTTTGGCAAGAATTCGAGAGCACATTTAAGCGCCAAGCGCTGGCGGCGTGCCCGTGGGTGGGCGTAGACGAGCTGTACAAAGCCGAGCGCCAAGCGCCAAGTCAGAGGCACTACTCTAGCGACGGCGGGCTTGTTGCTGTGGCGCGTGATTATGAGCGCGTAATGCGCATTGAAGATGCGCTAGAAAATTACGGGTACAAGCGTGTTGGTCGCAGTAGATACCTAGCGCCATCTAGCAGCACTGGGTTGGCTGGTGTTGTGCTGCTGGGTAACAACAAATGCTGGATTCACCATGCAAGCGACCCGCTTTGCAGTGATAGTACAGGCCAGCCAGTTTCTAGTTTTGATTTGTTTTGCGAGTATGAGCACAACGGAGATTTTGCCAAGGCAGCGCGCGAGCTAGCTGATGCGTCAGGAGTGCGAACAGATACGCCAGCGCGGAGAGAGCCTGTGACTGTAGACGCTCCGCCTGAGCCGCCACTGCAGGGTAGTAGAAATGCCGTGCAGAGCGCGCAGGAGCGCGGTGTTAGTAGCGAGATAAGCGGAACAAGCTTCAATATATCTGCGAAATTGGTTTGGACAGACAAAAAAGACAAGCCGCTTAATCATCACGAGAACTTGCGCGAAATAGCAAGGCGCGCAGGTATCACAATACGCTATAACGTCATCTCAAAAGAAGAGGAAATCTTAATACCCAACCGTAGCTACTCTCGGGATAACCAAGCGAACGCGGCTTTTGCTGAGCTTGCGAGTACGTGCAGCCTGTTTGACTTCCCAACAAGCAAGCTGCAGGAGTTTGTGACGTTGATTGCGGACCAAAACCAGTACTCGCCCGTCAAGTGCTGGATTGAGTCAAAACCATGGGATGGCGTGGTTCGCATCCACGATTTCCTTAGCACTGTTCGCGCAAAAGGGGGCGACGAAGCGCAGGGCCTAAAAAACACACTCATCTCAAGGTGGATGCTATCGGCGATACGGGCGGCTTTTTCGCCCACAGGGGTTGAGGCTCACGGAATTTTAGTGTTCGCAGGAAAGCAGGGTCTTGGCAAAACGTCGTGGTTTAAAAGCCTTGTTCCAAAAAATGTTAACGAGCAACTAGAGCTAGTCAAAGACGGCTTGATGCTAGACACCGAAAACAAAGATTATGTGTTCTCTGTGCTGAGGTACTGGCTTGTTGAGCTTGGCGAGATAGATGCAACACTAAGGCGCTCAGAGCTTGCAAGACTAAAAGCGTTCGTCACCGCGGGCAGTGACGTGATGCGACGTCCTTACGCGCGAAAAGAGTCTGTCTACGCGCGCCGCACTGTGCTTTTTGGCTCAGTGAATAATAGTGATTTTCTACAAGACGACACGGGCAACCGTCGGTTTTGGGTGGTTGATTGCGAGCATATTAATTATGAGCACGAGCTTGATATGCAACAGGTGTGGGCGGAGTTTTTGCACTACTACAAGCAAGGCGAAAAGTGGTACCTATCGCCCAGCGAGCTTGCGCAGCTTAATGAGCATAACCGCAACTACGAGGCTGCCGACCCAGTCAAAGATAGAATTCTAGGCGCCTATGACTGGGATGCAGACAAGAGTGCTTGGGTCTACGTGAGTGCAACTGATGCGCTTATTGCCGCTGGTATCGACAGACCGACGCGGGCGGATGTTACGCGCGCAGGCATCGTGATTAGAGAGATGAACGGCAATGATTCAAAGAGATGCAGGAACCGTGGCAGGTTGCTGCTAGTGCCGCCGCTGATAATTGATGGCAAAAATAGTACAGAGTGGTGAGCGCAAATAGCGCGCTCACAGCACTGATAACACGCCCGCTTTTGCGGGCTTTTTTTGTGCCAGAAATACGGGCGTGACACCTGTATAAAAAAGCGTGACACCTAGCGTGACACGTTGCCACAAAGGTGTACACAAATCCGTGTTTTTTGACCTGTTTTGACAAAATGCGCCAAACTGTATGTTTTTTGTACTGCCTTTTTATACTTTTGTTGCCCTTGGGTTTTGGATTAAAAAACAAAAGGGCAGTACATTTTTTGTACAATGTGTACACCTAGGTGTACACTATTAAGAGGTGTACACGGAAGTGTCACGCCTAGTAAGTCATTGATTTTATTGTTGTTACTATACTACTGTGTACACTGTGTACACCTATATAGTATATAACATATATTTAGGAATATGGTGTAAAAGGGCACGTATATATTGCCGTTTTGTATAGATATTGAATGTAGTTCCAGAATTGGCGGTAGGTGTACACGCTCTGGTTTTGTTTTACACGACGGAGCTATAAAAATCTTACGGCAAAATAGCTTGCATGGTGGCGCTGTGGCTGTTATGATTCAGTTTGTTTAAAGGGTGTGGTAACCCTAAAAGTCAAAAGTTAACAAAGCTCTAATTCTTCTCCTGTGTGGCTCACTTTTGCGCCATTACCACCACGGGAAAGGAGTTAGAGCTTTTTTATGGGTGGTGGTTATGAAGCCTAAAAAACTTGTCTTCGGTGTTGGGATTAACGACGCTGATTATGTTGTAAAAAAATGGGAAGAGGCTGGATATGTAGACGGCAAGCGAAAAAGGAAACTGGTTTGGGAGTGTCCGTATTACCGCACTTGGAAAGGGATGCTTAGGCGTTGCTACTCTGAAAAACACCAAAAGCGCAGACCAACTTACAAAGACTGCACTGTTTCAGAGGATTGGTTGACGTTTAGCAACTTCAGGTCGTGGATGAAGGGGCAAGACTGGCAAGGCAAACATCTTGACAAAGATTTGCTATTTGAAGGAAATAAGGTTTATAGCGCTGAGACTTGTGTTTTTGTAGCAGGAGTGGTTAACACGTTTGCCAGTGATAGTGGCGCGGCACGCGGTGAGTGGCTGATTGGGGTGCACTGGGTCAAGCAAGAAGAAAAGTTTAGAGCGCGGTGCCGCAACCCATTTACCAAAAAGCAAGAATTCCTTGGCCGCTTCACTTGCGAGCAACAGGCACATGAAGCATGGGCTAAACGCAAGCTGGAGCTAGCACACGAGCTAGCAGCTATTCAGACTGACCCCAGAGTTGCCAGGGCTCTTATTGATCGTTACTCAAAACCACAAATAACTGCGATGGTTTAATGGGAGGCAGAGGTGAACAAGCTAATCGATACTTTACTAACAGTCATACTCATGTGCGTAGCTCTGACACCGATGCTGGCGGTTGCAGCGCTGGTTAAGTATTTGATTGCCTGACAGACTGCATTACGCGCCTGTAGTCTAATTGGATAGGCAGCGGCCTTCTAAGCCGCTTATATGTAGGTTCGAGTCCTGCCAGGCGCGCCAATTATGCTACAATGCCAGCAATGATTGTTTTTTGGTGGTGGTATGAGCAAATTTCCCGACTATAAAAAAGTTTCAACCGATAGCCTGATTCCGTATGCGCGTAATTCACGAACTCACAGCGATGAACAGGTCGCGCAAATTGCAGCCAGTATTAAAGAGTTTGGTTTTCTTAATCCGATTATCATTGATGGCGAAAACAGAATCATTGCAGGCCATGGCCGTGTGATGGCAGCGCAAAAACTTGGGCTAAAAGAGCTGCCTTGCATTGAGGTCTCACACCTGACGGATGCTCAGCGACGCGCCTACGTGATTGCAGACAACAAGCTGGCGCTCAATGCTGGTTGGGATGACGACATGCTGCGCATTGAGCTGGACGAGCTTGGCGAGATGGGTTTTGATTTGGAGCTGACGGGTTTTGATATAGATGAGATATCTAAATTGTTTGATGAAACAGGTGGTATAAGTCTTGACGATGAAGATGACGAAAAAGAGCCGATTGATGAAATTATAGTAAAATTTCCACCTGAAAAAAGAACAGAAGTCATGAACCTTGTAAATAGATCGATAAGCGAAGTGCCCGGCGCTTCGATTTGGTGTGATGATGAGCAAGTTTAATGGCGTAAAGACAAATAACGCAAAAACAAACGCAAAGCAAATAATACGACAATCAGCGTTTGATTCAATAGATGGGGAAAGAAACACGCTCGAAGTTTTTTGCGGCGCAGGTGAGATGCATAAGCTAGTTTGGCACAAGTCTGATATGTATACTGGCATTGACAAGGTAAAGTTTTTTGATGACAGGCACACAATATGCGGAGACGCAAGAAAAGCATTAAGACTTATTGATATTTCAAAATTTAATATATTTGATATTGATGCATATGGGTCGCCATACGAAATATTGAGAGACATACTGCCGCTCGTTGGTGACCACTCAAAAATAGCGTTCGTCCTAACAGATGGAACCAATATGGATTTAAAGCTAGGCAGAATATCAAAAGGAATGCGGTTTTTCACAGGTATAGATTTTCATATAGCAAAAAGAGCGCACGTCCTTCATGATGAATTTATAAATGATGTTATCAGTAAAACCGCTCAATTGCTGTCAGGCAGTGTTGAGAATAAACGCATAGCAAAAGGTGTAACTGGTTCTGCTATGCGTTATTACACGTTCACTATCAACCGTGATGCTGCTTAACCCTTAAAGGGTTGTTGTATCCTTCGGGCAAGTAGCACTGCAAGTCTTTCTTGATGTAGTGATCGACACCAAGAGACTGACAAACATCTATCATCCTGTGCGTATACTCTTCCCAGTCTGTTGTCCTAGTCATGGGTAGATAATTAACTCGCCCAATCTTAAATAAGTCAACAAACTTATGTGTTTCTTTAACTATATTTATGCTTGCGTCAGTATCAAGAGTCGGCTCAAGAGAAACCCAAGTGAATATGCCCTTATCATGGAACTGCTCTAACGCGCTTATCCTGTCTTTAGGAAGGGCTGCACCACTTTCCCACTTTCTGCTAAAATCATCATCAAGGCTTGTTAGGGTCGAAGCAAAAGCATCACGGTCGGGTCGAAACAAATCTATATCGCGCAAAGCTCTTGTACCACCTTTTGTTAGTGTGCAAAACCCAAGGCCATGCTCTTTAAGTATTTTTAGCGTTCTTCTTGTGAGACTGGTATCGCCAGAGTGATACGGGTCTGTTGTGAATGAAAGCATGACTTGCTCACGTATTCCTGCATCTTTGTATTTCTTAGCGTCACGCAAAAGCCCGGATTCGTAGCCATCACGGTCTTTTGCACCTAAGTTAAACTCATTTCTGTTCATCCTGATGACGGATGGGACGTAGCAGTATGCGCACTTATGACCACACCCTCTATATGGGTTTGTTGATAGCTCAGCATACTCTCCTGCCTGACCCTTTGGCGCGTATATGTACTTACAGCCTTTAACACTTACACCATCTACATTAATTGTTGGAATTCTCATTGCTGTCTCCTAAAAGTTTTTTAATAGCGATTGCTGCCTCTGTTGTTATTGGTGTTCTTCCTGACTTTCGCTTTACAATCGTGTCTTGAGTTACGCCAAGCTTTTCAGCAAGCTGTTTATTAGTAAGACCTAGAGTTGATTGCGCAGCTCTGTACTCATCGTTTGTCAATTGTTGGCTCCTTATGTGTACTTACTGTTTCATGCTACAATGCGAGCATGCATTCATTTAATGCACGATGAAGAATATACATGCAAGCAATGCTAAGAACAATAACCTTTATTGTTACAATAAGCAAACTAGAGGTTTAAAAATGAAAGAAACATCATCGCCAGGCGCGCCACCACACGAGCCAACGCGAGTAACGCGCGAGCTAGTACAATTACACGCGATGGTAGGCACGCGGCAGGAAACCATAGCTGAAATTATCGGTATCGACCCAAAGACTTTGCGCAAGTATTACCGCAATGAGCTTGACCAGTCCAAGGCTAAAGCTAACGCAACAATTGGCGGCGCTTTGTTCAACAAGGCAAAGTCGGGCGATACCACGGCTATGATCTTCTGGATGAAGACGCAGGCAGGCTGGAAAGAGACGCAAATCCTAGACCACACAACAAAAGGCGAAAGCCTAAACCGTCCCGCTACAGCAGAAGCCGCGCTATCATCGTTTGCAAAAAATAACGATGACGAAGAATGAAGCAGAGGAATTAGCGCGCAATAACTTTTATGCTTTTGTGCGCTATATGTTTTATGCGCAAACAGGGCGTGATTTAATTTTAGCGCCCCATCACAAGCATATTTGCAAATCGTTGTCGCGTGTAATAACAGGCAAAACTAAGCGCCTAATCATTAACGTTCCACCCAGAAGTGGCAAGACATTATTCGTGTCGCAAATGTTTCCCGCCTTTTGTATGGGTTTAAACCCTGCAAGCCAATTCATTCTAACGAGCTACTCAAAAACGCTCGCATCAAACAATACCTACGCTGTTCGGGAAATGCTCAGACACGAGGCGTACCAATGGTTATGGCGCGAAACAAACCCACAAATCAAGGGGGACAGCCAGGCTCGTGACGAGTTTAGGACGGAAGCGGGCGGCATGATTTACGGCGTGGGGGCTGGTGGCACCATCACGGGCAAGGGGGCAGGAGGCATGGGCGACATGTTCGCTGGCGCCATCCTGATTGACGATATTAGTAAGCCTGATGACGCGCTTAGTGAAACCATGCGTGCCAACACGATTGAGTGGTTTAGAGGCACACTAGAGAGCCGCAAAAACTCGCCTAATACACCGATAATCGTTATTCAGCAGCGGCTACACGAGCAGGACCTGAGCGGGTGGCTACTGGGTGGGGGGAATGGGGAGGAGTGGGAGCTACTAAAAATACCTGCGCTCAATGACGACGGCACAAGCTTTTGGGAGCGCCAATTCCCTGTTGACATGCTAAGGCGCTTAGAAAAAGCAAGCCCTTACACATTTGCAGGACAGTATCAGCAAGAGCCGTCTCCGAGGGGCGGTGGTTTTTTCAAGCCGCACAACATCGAGATAATTGACACGCTACCCGCAGGCATAAAATGGGTTCGCGGGTGGGACTTGGCAGCAACCGCGGGCGGGGGCGACTGGACCGTAGGAGCCAAGGTGGGCATTAAAGATGATATTGTTTACTTTGCTGATATTGCTCGCGTACAAGGCTCGCCTGATGAGGTTGAAAAAATACTGGTGTCAAACGCACAAATAGATGGTTTTCTACAATCAATCCCGCAAGACCCAGGCGCAGCAGGAAAGTCACAGATGTCATATCTATCAAAGCGTTTGCAAGGCACAAAGTTTAAGTTTTCCCCCGAGAGCGGCGACAAAGCCACGCGAGCCGAGGCTATTGCATCACAAATAAATGTAGGCAATGTGCGCATGATAAAGGCGCCATGGAACGAGGTGCTGGTGCACGAGCTTGCATCATTCCCCCGGGGCGCACATGACGATATTGTCGATGCACTAAGCCGTGCATACAACGAACTAGTTAGCGGCAGCACCTACACTCTCAAAAACATTTAACTGCAGAGCAGCTCATAACCCACGATTATACACTTGCATTTGCCATAATTGTCGTTTATATGTACTATTCATAAAACATATACGGCACATTCACGGCGGTTATGATTAAATTTTTTGATAGCCTAACAAACGTAATAGCGCAAATCGGCTTCGGTGGCGACAAGGCTGCTCACTCAAGATACAGCAGTGAGTGCTTAACAGAGACTGAGCTTATTGATGCGTATCGTTTTGCGTGGCTGCCTGCGCGCATTGTTGACGTGCCCGCCGACCAGGCTACGCGCAATTGGCGCAAGTGGACTGGCGACCCCGCAACAGTTGACCGCATAGAAGAAATTGAGCGCCGAATAAATCTTCAGCAAGCTGTGAATGAGTGCTTGAAAGATGCGCGCTTGTTCGGTCATGCAGCAATACTAATCCGCACCAATAGCAATACGACGCATGCACCATTGCGCGACAACGAGCGCATCGTGGGGCTTGATATCGTAGAGATGCCTACAAACAACACAGGCATCTTGTCTCGATTTCGAAGCACCACTCAGTCACAGAACACAATCCGCATCAATAATCAAGACGTACACACAAGCCGCCTGTGCCCGATGAGAGGACGATACATTCCTCGCATGAATAGCGGTGACAGCGTGCTAAATCCTGTTTACCGCGCCTGTCTTAACGCTGATGGCGTTACCGCAAATATTGCGGCGCTAGTGTTTGAGGCCAAGGTGGATGTGTTCAAAATCCCAAACTTAATGGAAATAGTGGGCACTCAAGAGGGCGAAAGCCAGCTGATGCGCCGCTTGTCCGTGGCCAATCACGGCAAATCAGTCACGAACAGCTTGCTGATGGACGCCGAAGAGTCGTACGAGCAGAAGCATGTAAATTTTGGCGGCCTAAACGATGTGCAGTTAACTGCATTGCAAATCGCAGCAGGCGCGAGCGGTATACCAGCTACAAAATTGCTTGGCACTAGCGTAGGTGGCCTTAACGCCAAGGGTGATAGCGAAATACGTGATTTTTACGACGAAGTGGCGAGCGAGCAGGCTAACAAAATCGGCCCCTCTATTCGCGCTATTGACCGCTTAATACTAAACGAAGCATCAGCCGCCGATGATGTGGATTACGAGTGGTGCTCGCTGTGGCAGGAAACAGAATCAGAAAAAGCAAACAACATAAACACGCTATCGTCATCGATTAAAACGCTATCTGATACGATGCTTTTTAGCGATGACGAATTGCGCAGCGCAGCAGCTCAGGCGTTAGGAGACTATCTGCCTGCGCTTGAGAGCGAGTCGTATTTCAGCATGGTGGAAAACGAAGATGATTAATTTTTACGACAGCATAGAGCTGGCAACAAAGCCGCGTCGAACAGATGACGGCTACTTAGTTGCTACAGCCAAAGTTGCGCGCAGTGGTATACAGATTTATGCAGGCCACGAAGTAGGACGTCCTGATTTAAAGCAGGTGCGCGTATTTCGACCCGAGGAAGAGGTTTTTTCAGATGCGGTTATGAGCACGTTTGCTTATCGACCAATGACGAACGACCACCCAAGCGAGCCAGTCACCGCAAAGAATTGGCGTGATTTGGCTATTGGTCAGATTGGCGCCGAAGTTGCACGCGATGGCGATTTTATCCGTGTGCCACTGGTGCTGATGGACGCACAAGCTATTGAGGACTACGAAAACGGTAAGCGCGAGCTGTCAATGGGATACAGCGCTACGCTAGAGTGGTCTGACGGCGTAACGCCAGATGGTGAGCCGTATGACTGCATTCAGCGCAACATTAAAAACAACCACTTGGCGCTCGTAGACAGGGCGCGCGCAGGTGAACAAGCAAGAATTGGCGATAGTGGCGGCCACCAACAGCCAAAAACCAACCACGAAAGAGGTACCAAAATGGGCGTGAAAATCATTCACGACGGCATCACTTTGGAGGTTTCCGAGCAGGCCGCCGAAGTTATTGCCGAATTAAATAAACGCATCACCGAAGCGCTGGCGGAAAAGGAAGCCGCTGAAGCTGAGACTGAGGATGCGCAAACCAAACTAGCAGCCAAGGACGCTGAAATCGAAGCGTTGAAAGATGCACAGCTAACCGATGAGCAGCTTGACGAGGCTGTTGCGGCACGAGCTGAGCTAATCGGCAAAGCAAAGAAAATTGTTGACCAGGAATACAAGGGTAGCGAAGCAGAGATTAAAAAATCTGCATTAGTGGCTCTACTAGGCGACAGCATGCAAGACAAAGAAGCGGCATATATTGATGCGCGCTTTGATATCGAGCTTGAGCGTATCACTGGCAACAAAGACGAGCAGAAACACCATGACAGCGCGCCGAAAAGCGACGCTGACGAACGTTACCGCAAGCGACTACAAGACGCGTGGAGGAAGAAATAATGGAAGCAGCATTCAAAGGCATGCAGGGCAGCATGGTTCCTGCGACATTTATTAGCCGCACTGTTGCTGATGGCGAGACAATCGCAGCCGGCGCGCCAGTACAGTACGCTGACGCAGAGCGTCAACAGGCTGAGACCGCAGACGGCACCGAGGCGTTTTTAGGTATCCATTGCCCCGTATCCATCGAGGGCGACGCGGAGTTCCCGCAAAGCGCCCGCATCATGACACAAGGCGTTGTGTTTGTTGAGGTAGCCGACGACGTTAGCGAGGGCGACTCCGTTGGCTTTAACGCAGCCGGCGAATGGGGCGTAGCAGGCGAGGACTACTCGTTCCGCATCGTTGGTGCTCAGTTTGACGACACCATCGCCGAGGGCGGTTTAGCGCCAGTTCGCATGATGGGCACAGAAATTGAAGAAATCGAAGAAACTGGAGAGGTGGAGGGGTAGCAATGGCTAATCGAGAAGTTTTAAAATGGCTACAAGGTCAAGCCGCTCGCATCAAAGAACAGGTGATGGACGAGGAGTTCGCGCATATCAATTATGCCGAGCTTGTGCCTGTCACCAGTGAAGGTAATCCATGGCAACAGGCTGTGGCGTTTATCTCTACTGACAGCGTGGGCAAAGCCGAGTTCATCAACGGCAACGCCGATGATGTGCCGATGGCAGATGTGGATGTGGGCGGTCGCATTGCTCCTGTGCACTTTGCAGCAATCGGCTATGGCTACGGCTATGACGAAATCAACAGTGCGCGCGTAATGGGTGTTGATTTAACAACCCGCAAAGCAAGTGCTGCACGTCTCGCATATGAAGAGTTTATGCAAGAACTGGCATTCTCTGGCAGCCGCGAAAAAGGCTTAGCTGGTCTAATCAACCAGCCTAACGCGGGCGTAACGCGCGACACGGATAACACCGATTGGGCTGCAGTTACACCAGAAGAGGCGCTCTCGCTAGTCAATAAGGCCATCGCGCTTACTGGCAACAAAGGCACGCCAACCGCGGACACGGTTATTTTGCCGTACACACTGTACGAGAAATTAGCAGGATTGCTGATGCCTAACGGCGCGCAGACGGCGCTTGACTTTATCACCACCAACAACATTGCCGCGAGCCGCGGTCGTCTTGTGGAGGTGCTAAGTCTTGACGAGTTGGATACAGCGGCAACAGGCGGCAAGCCTCGCATCGTTGCATACCGCCGCGACCCCAACGTGTTGGAGCTAGCGGTACCATTACCGCACCAGTTCCTCGATGTGCATCAGTCTGGCCCGCTCCGCTGGGAAGTGCCAGGCGTGTTCCGCACGGCAGGCGTAAATATCGTGCGAAAGCGTGACTTCGCGTACCTAGATAGCACCAACTAGGACGAGCGCGCATGATTAGCAGGCGACGTCAAATGCAAGAGCTTAGACGGCACACGCGGGCGGTCATGCGCGCTTTTTTGCGAGACATTGCTGGGAAAAAAGTGTCGATAGCAGAGGTTGAGGCGTCGATTGATGACGCCAATGCCTTGCACGAATTACTAGAGCTTCGCGGTGGCGACCTTGCCGAAACCACCGAGGCTATTCGAGAGTCGCTAAAATCAAGCGGCCAACTAACGGGTAGATTTGACCCTAACTCGCAGGCCGCGATGCAGTTTATATCATCACTCACAGCCGAACTTGTTGCAGATATTAACGCACAGCAAAAAGAAGCTATCCGCGAGATAGTGGCTGCAGGCCGAACACTTGGCGAAAACTCACGGACAATAGCACTTGATATTGTTGGGCGCGTATCACCGAACGGCAGACGAGAGGGCGGTATTGTTGGGCTGAGCGGCCCGCAGGCACAGGCTGTCGCCAATGCCCGCATAAACCTACGCAGCGGCGACCCCGAACAGATGCGCAAGTATCTGCAAAACACGAAGCGAGACGCGAGGTTTGATGCCACTGTGAAACGCTACATAGACCAGGGCAAACCTGTTCCGCAACGAGAACTATCACGCATCATAGCGAGGTATGAAGCGCGGCTACTTCAAACCCGAGGCGAGACAATTGCTAGAACCGAGGCAGGTGAGGCGGTTTCGAGAGGCGGCTTCGAGGCTGTAAAGCAGCAAATCGAGAACAACGAATCGAGCGTGCGCTACAAAATGTGGAGCGCAACGGGCGATGGAAACGAGCGCGACGAGCACGAACAAATGGATGGCGCAATCGTAGAGTTTGACGACCCGTTCGTGCTTCCCGATGGCACACAAATGCTATTTCCGAGAGACACAACGCTTGGCGCAGATGCGGGGCAGGTTATAAATTGCCGCTGTACTGTGTTATATCTGAACGAAGACGAGGCGCGTGAACGTGGTTATCACTGAGCAAGAAATTGAAGATTTGACGGGCCAGTTTTTCGAGCAATCGCGAATCACAGCGCTCGTAACAGATATGCTTGTCATTGCCGGTGACTGCTTTGCTAAACTCGATGACGCAGCAAAAAAAACAGCTATGAAATACCTAGTGGCGCATTTTTTAACACTTCAAGGCATTGATGGGCAGGGCATGATGCAAAGCGAAAGCCTTGGTGATGCTAGTTATTCTTTTTGGACGGCACACCGAGGCGCGGGCAGCAAAGCAACAGACTTTGGCCAGCTGGCAAAACGCATAGCGCCGTGCTTGGGCGAAGTCATGGGCGACAAACAGTATGGCGGAGTGAGGCTAATACGATGAGACGCTATGATAGACACATGCATCAAAAAGCTACGTATTGGGCCTATAGCGGCAACGACGGCTTTGGCCCAGCTTATGCGCAGCCAGTGGTTATTAAATGCCGATGGCAGGATAGCAACGAGGTTTACAAAGACAGCGACGGCAAGGAGTTTGTAGCAAAGAGCGTTGTTTACACAAACGCAGAAGTTGCTAAAAACGGCGTGCTAGCACTGGGCGAGCACGCTGAAATGCCCAGCAATACAGGCGAAATAAAACAGGTTTACGTAACGCAAAATTTGCGCAACACGATAACACTAACCAAAGCGGTCATGTGAGGTAAAAAATGAAAGTAGAAGGCATGGATTTGTTTTATTCGGAAGGCACAAGCGGCAGCGTGAAAAAAGCAGGCTGTTTATTTGAGCTAGACTTAGGCACTGATAGCGTTGAAGGGCGTGAACGTGTCTGCATCGGCGCTAGCTCAAACCGCAGTGAAGCGGGCAAATTTGCATGGGGTCAAATGACCATCGGTGTAGATTTTGACAATTTAGACGCGTACGAAGATTTTAAAGAGTTCTTTAAGAACAGAACAAATGATATCCAGCTATGTGTTGCGCTTGGCGACGGCACAGCAACACCCACGCTGTCATCGGGCAGTTGGTCTGCAACCGACCGCAGCTTGCTGACAATGACGGGTTATGTTGAGTCCGTGCAGTGGGGAAGCGATGACAACGGAAACTGGCAGGGCACATTCACCGTCCAGCGTCAAAGCGGCGTCGAAGAGGACTTTGCATAATGAAAAGCTTAAAGGACTTTGTAGGCAAAACCCCTCGCCACCGCGTTGTTGTCGAGTACGGCGGCAACGAATGGGAGTTGTGGGTGCGCGAGCCAAGCGCACAGGAGTTTGGCGACAAAATTATGGGTAAGCCAAACCCAGACGCAGTAGCGCTGCTTGTTTATGAGGGCGAGGATAGCGAGACTCCGTTTTTCACAGCAGATGAGTTCCGCGATTTGCCAAACCCCTTAGCAAGTGCTATCGCGTCTGAAATGATAGATGTGTTAACGGGTATTGGTAAAAAAAAGGACTGACGCAAGAAGAGATGTTCTGGGCTGAGCTCGTAATGAACGGCATCGGAGGAAACACGGTCGCCGAAGCCAAAAGACGGCTCAGCCTCAGCGAGGTGAACTTTTGGCAGCGCGTCATCGATGAGCACGGGACGCTGCACCTAGGGCGTCGCATCGAGATTGCAAAAATGACAATCAGTGACGCGACAATGCGTGCGGCAGGGTGGCGAACAAATCCATATATGTTCACTATTTTTGAGCAAGAGCCGGTGGTTAACAGTGAGCAGCTCAAGCGCATGCTGAGAAACAGGAGGTGACATGGCGGGTAATCTAGGCGAGCTAGTAGTATTCCTAAGCGCCAACGCCGACAAGTTGCGCGAAGGGATGGACGAGGCAAAAAGCACCGTTGGCAGCGCAGCCAAAGACATGGGCGTTCGCACCGCGAAAGCCAGTGCAACCATCACAAAATCACTAGGCGCAATGGGCGTCGCAG